GCCTCTACTGCGGATTCGTCTGCGGCAGCATCAATAGACTGTTTTGCATAAACCACAGCGCCCCATTCACCAGCACACCATGCACCAAAGCGCAGAATCAGTCCTTTGAATGTGCTGTATGGCAGTTGCTGAAACTCTCCGCTATGATCGGCAATTGTCAGGGTGGTAGCATCATCGGTTTGTGCGAGAAGGTGCATGGTAACAAGGTTGCCAAACACATTTTGGTCGTGCTGAGTAGCAGCGAGGCGAATCCCGAGCGTTACATCATAGTACCCTGCGGCGAGCCGCCCGTAATACGTTTGCTCACATTGCTGCTTCCGTGCAGCTTTGAGCGCTGCCAACGACGAAGCAGGCTGCATATTTTCATACACATCTTGCGGGACGTATTTTGTCCCAGTCCATATCTGGACTTCGGTAGGCATTAGTAATCCATCCCTTCGACAATCACGTTGAATGCTTCGGCTGCGTTGGTCGAAGCGCGGATTTTCGCCCCTGCGGGCAAAACTAGACCGTCGCTATTCGCATCGTAGAGCGTTATTTGCGCGTTGAATGCAGCGACCGTGCCGCTTGCCGTAATAGCACTCACCGAAATTTCACGATACAGGTACGTTGTGCCGCCAACAGTGACGTACAGGCGCACCATGCCTGCGGTCGTGGTGACGGTAGCCTGTACGGTAATTTTTCGTACTATTGAGCCATTCGTCGCGTGTGCGTCGAAACAATCCACGATGGTTCCCGTGCCGTTACGGTTCGTATTGGCTGCCGAGAGTGCGCCGACCTGTACGCGCGGCGTGGCTGCAAATTGTGGTTGAAGTGCCATAAGATTTTCAGATACACGTCAAGTGGTTGTAATAATCAGATTGCACAGCGTTTGGACGGGAAAAGAGCCGTCTTCCGGCGAATACTTCCAAACGATTGCAGTAGATTGCGTTGGGATAGACTGCCATTCCATCGCAGGTGCGGAACACATCGTCTGCTTTTACATACAGCCTCTGAATCGGTGCTGTTGTGCGTCCTGTTGTGATGAAATCGGCGGTATTGAACCAGAGTACGCCTGTGCTTGGCTCGGTGTCTTGGATTGCTACGCCTGCCGCAAGTGCGGCAATAGCGGGCAAATCATTTTCGGTTAAGTGCCGGAGTGCCATTACGTTACTACATCTGTGTAAATGGCTCCTTCATTGCCAGTCGTGACACGTCGTCGTGTCCCGTCCGGTGAACGAAGAATCACACCCTTCGTGAAGTCGGTTATTTCGACATCTACCGGACTCATTTTCAGCGCGTAGGCGCTCAGGTCAATACTTGCACCGAACGGGCTGAAGGTGAGCGCTGTCGAGCCGAGCGTAACGTTCGACGTTGACAGGTTGTACATTTTCCCTGTGTTCACCGTGCCTTGCTCCACGAACATAAATGCGCCGCGAATTGCATCACTGGTGTTCGCATCTTCCGAGCGTGTCCATGCGCCAAGCTGCACGATATAGATGCCGTTTTGAGCGGCGGACGTCTGGTTTTTTACCAGTACGCGGTCTCCAGCAACGAGCGCAACGTCATCAATCGTTTGTTCCGCGGTAAGGCTGATATTTGCTGTTGTTGCTGCTTTTACGCTGTCTTTTGGCGAAAGCCCTGCAACGATGGTATCAAGGTAGCTTTTCGTCTTTTGCGATGACCAGAGAATGCTACTGCCGACGTTTCCGTCTTGGATGTCGGCATCAATTAGGTGTCTCGTTGGCATAACTAGGTATCCTCCGAGATAATGCGCCCTTGTTCACCAAGTTCGGCGGTGTAATGCGTGCCGTCCGGTGCCGTGCCGGAGAGCATTTCGGCAGCTTTGACCACGCCTTTTTGCGTAGAGGCATATTCAGATTTGCGCATAATGTCGGATGGGTTAAGGGCGGACTGCATAATGGTGTTAATCGTCTCGCGGAAAATTGCTGCGTTGTTGGCAGCGCTGACGAGTTCTGTGCCGGTGATTTCCGTTTCCTGCACCGCTTCCGGCGCTTCGACGGGATGCCATTTCACCAAAACCGACATACCGGACATGGATGTTTGCGTTACTGTCACGCTGTCAATCGCCGCGCGTGGTTCCCACTGAGCAGCTTCAACGGCTGCAATCGGAACGTTTGCCTTTGCGACGGGATAGGGCTTGTCAAGGAATCGGTGAATCCGGCTGCCAAACGTCCGTCGGATTGGGACGGAGCCGTAGGGCGTGAGCCAGCAAATCATCAAGGACTGCTTTATGTCCTCCACGTCGGTCACGACCTCGCCGTAATGCCCAAGTTTGGGCGACCAATCACGTGCGGTTATTTCAGCAGCGTTGACCATTTTTTACTCAAAAACTCGTGGGCGTGAATGAACTGCGAATGCAGGGCTAGTCGTTTGCTCAGTTACCTCAGCTGTGGGCAAGTGCAAAACAATCTGGCGGCTGGCAAGGCGCTTCAAAAGGGTATCGGCGTTGTTGTAGAGTTTCACCACGTCATCCGGTATCGGACGACGACGAGCATGGAGATAGAACGTGCTGAGGTCAACCCCAACGGTTGTGAGTAGTTGCGGGATGTCTCCAACGATGGGCAATGCGTACACACCTCGCAGCGCTGCGTCAATGATGCTGTCTGCCTCGCTGATGCACTTTTGGATGCGGGTGTTAATCAACGAATCGCCATCGCTGTACAATGGCTGCGTATTGTCATTTGGCACTGCTTCCCCCGCGCCGTCGTAGAATTCGCCGCTGCCCTCATCGTCCACAAGCTGAAGCAAGTGGTCGCGGATTATGCGGGTTTCTTCAATATCGGCGCGGGTGCAGTACATGGCTATTCCGGTCTATGGCTATCGCTTATTTGTGTGGTAGTACAGCCAAACTTTTACTCCGTCGGCGGTTATATTGGCTGTCGTTGCTCGGTTAGATTTGGCAGTCATTGCAAGTGTGGCAAGTTGATGTCGTGCGCCTACTGCAATGGTAGCGGTGGTATATTTCGCAGCGTTGGTGGCGGTGAGGTTTGGTATAACGATGGTGTTGTCCAGATACGCCCCGTCTGGTGACGTTGCCAGAAACTCAAATCGTGCCGTCACGCTATCACTCAACTTCGCTACAATTGTCAGTGAGTCCGCTTTGGTGTTCACAATGCTGCGCAAAGGGAACTGGATCGAACTCGCAACAATCATCGAAGCGGTTTTCGTCTCGGAAACCAGTTCGTATTGCGAAGTCTGCGCCTGTGCTACGGGAGCAGCGAAAAACGAGGACATCAAAATCAAAAGCAAACTCAGGATTTTGACAGCAACGAATTTGCCTGCACCCGACGAAGCGGTCAGGGCAATACCGTTTGCTTTGCCGCTTGCCAGTGCAATCGCACGTCCGGTGCTGTCGGATTGTACCTCGTCTCCGGCAGCAAATGCGCCTCCGGTCTCAACGGCGGTGATGCCTGCGGTTACGACAGCTACCGGTTCGTCGGCAGCATAGTTGTCGGCAGTTACGCCGATTGCTCGTGCGCCGTCTGCGCTGTGCGCTCCGGCTGCACTGACAAAACGCCCTTTCGCAAGAATCGCTGCCGCGTGGACGGGCAGCGTAATCACGTTAGCGGGACTTTCGAGTGGTTCCATGCTCTCTCTCCTTTGAAGATTTTTGTTTTGTTGTATCTACTTCTTCGTCTGCGTCTGAGTCTTCTCCTGTGTCCGACTCTTGCGCTTCGTCTGTCGGTTGGATGAAGCGGCTGAGTGCAGCCGCTTCATCGTCCGTGAGTTCCAGCACATCGCCATGCTTGTAGCTTTTGCCGTTGTGCCGGATGGTCGTGTTTTTTACGAGGACTTTTTGCATGGTGGCTCCTTACACACAACCGGTGATGAGATAACCACAGCTATTGTCCGTTACAGCATGTTTCATCCACGTTGTGATGCGGTCGTAGCTCACTTTCTTGTCCTCGCTGTTCCATGTGTCAGCCACAGGGAAATCTTGGAGCATGAACGTATAGCCGAAGCTGCTCTCGAACACATTTGACTGTGAGCGAGAACCCGGATTCACATACGCCACGATAGCGCTGCCTTCATCCCAGAGATAGCTTTTTACACCAGCATTGTCCACATAGCGCGAACGCGCTTTGCGCACAACCGGGATGTTAAAAATCTTGGCAAGGTGCGCTTCGGTCACAACGGGTCCGTTGGACTCGCCCGTTTGGTTGTATGCGATTGCGGCACGGATTTTCGGGTGGTTCTGAAGGGCAAGGAACGCTTTCGCGCCCAAGACAAGGCGGTTTGCATCGTCGGCATCAATTTTTTCAATTGCATCCTGAATGTCGCCGATAGGGTCGCTCTCGGCGTGCGTCCATTTGCTTGTGCCGGAGAGTGCTGCGGTGTAGCCGGGTTTGTACGTGTTAGTATCCTGAGCCAAGCGAGACGCAATGTACTCGCGCTTCAGCATCATGGCATTCCAATTCACCTGCACACCGATTTGCCGAGCCGAGCGCCAGCGACGTGTCCCCAATTCGTCGGCATAATCCGACGGGGAAGACAAATCATGCTCTTCAAGGAGAACATCCGTGAAGTCAGTGGCTTTCGGAGTGATGATGTTAGATTTTGCCCCAGCAGCACGTTCGGTCGGGAAAATGCGCATGGAATCCGAGCCAATTGCGGGGATTTTGAACGCAATATCTTCTACGTCAACGACGGGGAAAAGAACATCAGCGACGTACGAACTAGGCTTATTGGCATAACCCGAGACGATGCCCTGTAAAATTGGGGCGGCTTGTTGCGCGAATTTCCGCGCTCGTGAAAGTTGCGTTGACATTATTCACCCTCCATGCTTTGGTCGTCCAACAAAATGTTTACCGCTGCACTGAAGTCAATGCCTTGTTCCCGTGCCAGCTTCTCTGCTGCTTTGCGCAGCTTTGCTTGTTCTTCGTGCGTGTCCATGCTGAAATCAGCTTTGCTTCCGCCGCTTGCTGTGGTCTTGGTAGCGATTGGCTTGCCAATCGGAGCAATGACGGGACGCGCAGCGAGAATCTCACGCTTTGCCGTGAGCATGTCTTTTTCAGCGCCGGAGAAGTTGATTTTGCCTTCGGTTTTTGCTGCCATGTTCAAGTCCATGACTTGCACATCGCGCTCTGCCGGAAGGACTTTCCCCTCCTTCACCAGTGCATCTACAAAATCCGCGTTGTCGCGGTTGATACCAGCATCTCGCATCTCGCTAACGCTCTTCAAGAGCGCTTCGTTCGATTTGCGGAGTGCCTCGTTCTCTGCTTTCACGGCTGCCTCGTTTTTTGTGGCAGACTCCTGAAAGGCGGCAAAATCGGCGCTTTGCTTCGCCTGTGCCGCACGGAGTTCTTCGAGTTCTTTCATCTCGTCCTCAGTGTATTGTGAAAATTCAGGGTCAGTAATTATCATTGTTCCTGTTTTGCGTGTACCAGCTTTTACCTCAAGGTCGCGGATACGCTCTGCCATGTCGTCCATTTGCTGCCGTGCCCAAGCGGGCAACTCGGATTCCCATTGGTTCATCTCGTCAATTCCGTAGTCTGGCAGCGCCTTGTTTGCTTCGTCCAATCCGAATTTTGCGAGAATCCAGTCCCGCAGCGAGCGCATTTTGCTGCCGACAAGCGGCATACGCTGGTCGGCGAAGTCCGCCGCCGCGCTGAGGTCAATCCATTGTTTGCTATCGTCTGCTGCCGAAAAGTCGTAGGTGGTCAAAGCGGGGACATCGGAGACGGCAGGCACTTTCACGAAACAGATATGCTCTAACGAGAAATCCGCGCCGTCCAGTCGGACGCTCATTTTGTCGAGACCCTCATCTTTCAGCGCATCCAGCAGCCCTTCTGCAAAATCGCAAGGCTGGATTTCGAGCGCTGTTACGCCGTTCACGGTGGTTTTGCGCAGCGTGTTTTTATCCGCTACCCCGTACACAGGAAGATTCCTCTTTGGGTGCTTGCCGTTTGGCAGTTGTGCCGTAAACGGGATTTTGTCCTCGCTGCTGGCGAGGGTGCTGGCGAGAATTTTGTCAATGTCGGAATCATCCCATTCCTTTTTAGAATGGGCTGTGCGGTGCT